AATAAAGTCTTGTCCAAGGGCGAAGTACATTACAAATGTCCTACCAAACACTTACCTCTATACACCGATATGGAAGATAGGCAAATAGAAGTACTCGGATCCTGTTTCGAAGCTTCTACGTTTAGATCGGAAGTTCGTATGTCATTAATATCGCATGATGTTGAGCGCATTATGGGCTGTCCCCAACTGTGGGGACCCCCTAAGGCAGAGTTTGAGACTGAACCTTATTATAAGGCCCTAGCGGGATATGGTAAGGCCTCTCTTGGCCCTTCGCCGAAAACTCTCGAGATGGCTATCATTGACTACACCACTCCATTATTGGAAGCTACTGCAGAATTTACTAGACATGTTCCTATGGTCCCACTAACTCCAGAGGAAACTATGGGTGGAATCTATGGACGAAGGTTTATTGACCCTATGCCTCGTAATAAATCTTGTGGATATGGTTTTAAGAGTAAATTGTCCGCACATTATGAATTGCTGGATGGTGTTGCAGAACTTAGTGACACACTCCAACAGGAGATTGATGCGGCGATGTTGTGTTATCGTCAGAATAAGAGATATAATTTTATCTACAAAGCCTCTTTGAAAGATGAGCCAACATTACTCACAAAAAAGAAAATACGTGTATTTACTGGAGCACCTGTGGCTCAGAAGTATATTATTCGCAAATATTTTCTACCACCCGCCACTATGTTGACTATATTCAGTGGTTTGAGTGAGCAAGCTGTGGGGATTAATGCCAGTGGCAGGGAGTGGGATGAATTGCATCACCACATCACGCAATTTGGCGATGATCGCATCATAGCTGGTGATTTCAAAGCTTATGACCAATCTTTACCAGTGAATGTAACTATCGCCACTATGCGCATTTTGATAGCCATAGCGGCAGCTGGAGGTTATAGTGAGGATGATTTAGCCATCATGGAAGCTGCTATACCAGATGTGGTTTCTGCTTACGTGGCCGTAAATGGCACATTGGTAAAACTCACCAAGGGTAACACTTCAGGCAATAATCTGACGGTATTTATCAATGGTATTGCCAATGCCCTTCTACACCGTTGTGCTTACTTTGATACCCTAGGGCTGACGGCCAGTCCATATAGGGAAAATGTAGTTAGTATGTTTTACGGAGATGATAGCTTAGGGGCTGTCCATAGTCGTTTAGGCGATAATTACACTTGTGTTAATATTTCTGAACATATGTTAGTGTATGGTTTAGAATACACCGCCCCTGATAAAACGCCCATCATCCCTCCCTTTAGACCAAAAGGGGAGGTGAATTTTCTGAAGAGAGACTCTATGTACATTCCAGAATTTGGAACGTACAATGGTCTGTTGGACGAGAAGTCTATTTTTAAATCTTTGCATTCCAATTTGGCATCCAAAGAATTAACTAGACACCAACTGGCAGCTGTTTGCATATGCGGAGCTCTCCGAGAATGGTTC